TTTCAATTGCTGCATCAACCGGATCCTCTGAAGGTCCTACATATATTTCTTTATCTGGGTCATTTTTAGTTAATGATCCAATTACACTTTCATCTTGTCTTAATCCTGTATAAGTTGCTGTATCTTTAGCTAAACTAACACCTCCTGCTGTCCATCCTGGAGGTCCAGGTATTGCGGAAGTAGCATTTAAAGCTGTATTTTCTAAATGTTTTGTAGTTGCATCTGTATCACCTGTAAGATATGAGTAAGCTGCTCTACCTGCTGAAATAAGTGTATTTGGTACATCTGCAAAAATTCCATAAACAGGTGCTAACCCTGTAGTTGTTAAGGCTGTTTGAAGTGCATCTAGCTTTTGAGTTGTAGTTAAATTTTCACCAGTTACTTTATCTACTTGTTCATCAGTAAGATTCAACTTTTTTTGTGTTTCATAATCCTGCATTATATCAAAACCTACTTGTGCTTTAGGTAGTTCAGATCCATACTTTGCTTGTTCAAAATCATTTTCTTGATCTGCTGCATAAAGCATTTCTTCTTGCTTATCATTAACTGGATTGCTTCTAGTTACTTCTAATTGATAATCTCTAGCTGCTTGCACAAGTTCTATTGGATATGATTGTGGATTTGATAATACTATTTGTAAAGCATCTTGCACATCCATACCTTGTGATTGTGCAAACTTTTCAAATGGATGATCATCATATGCAGTATCCATAGCACCTCCTACTTGTGCTAATGGTATTTCTATAACTAGATCTCCAGGAAATTGATAATTAGCACCAGGCATCATAATCTCACTATTGCCTAAATTATCTGTACCCATAACAGGAAATGGAACACCCTCCATAGTAATATTACTAGACTCAATAATATTAAAGTCATTATTAAAATCAGGACTTCCTTCTTTATATCCTTCTATAGATATAGAGCCTTTTGAAGTTACCTCATTAGGTCCTCCTGGTAAACCACGTCTATTATTAAATTTTATATTCATTACCTAAAACTATAATTTACTTTTGTATTTGCTAATTTTAATATCATCTTTCTATCACTAGAAACTTTTCTTCTTAATAATACTTTATTATAATAGTGTCTAAATTTCTTTCTTTGTAATTGATTCTTTTCATAATTTAAATTTGCTTCATTTAAATCTCTTATATAACCATTTAATTGTGTTATAAATATTGATTCAGAAGCATTAGTAAATTCTCCTCTATCATATGTGATATCCCAAAATTGATTAAATCTAAATCTTTGTTCCTCTTTACTATATAGTATTCTTATTTCATTAGCACTTACTATTGGATATTGTGTTATTAATGGAACATCATTTTTAGGAGTTAAATCTAAATTTAATAGTCCAGAAACTTGTTCAGTATTATGTATAATTGCTTGATCAAAATTAAAATCAAGATCATGAAATCTATCCCCACATTTGTTTTCTAAATTACCTTTATATCTAAAACTTTCTAATTGATACTCTATACTTCTTACAGTATTTACTTGTTGCCCTATTGCTTCAACCCATTCTATCTCCCAAGGATAATTTTCATCATAATAATTTGCAAATAAATCACAACGCACATTATGTTTCCATATACTACCTCGTTCATAACTTGGCTCAATTTGACATAGATCTCCATAAGAACAAGTTCTACCTAAACCACTTGCATAAAACTCTTCTAAATACTCTGGATCACCTGATTGATAAAAATCAGGACAATCACCACTCTCAATAACAGGTATTGTTTGATCAAGAAATGAAGTATCACAAAAACAACTTATACTTCTACATACAAAACTACCTGTCTCACAGTCTCCTTCAGGTAATGTATAGTTACCGTTATTATCTAAAAATACCATACTAGTGCCTGGATAGTTATCACAATTACATATAGCAGGATTTTCAGGTGTTGATGTAATTAAACTATTAGCAATATCAATACCAGGTTGTTCAAAATTATTTGAAGTAACATTATAAGAAGTCCTTGGAGATGCATTTGCACCTAATGAATCATCAAGAATCCATGCAGGATCCCAATTCCATTGACCAGCCTCCCAATAAACTTTTTGAAATATAAATACACCTTGTTGATAATTTGCATCAGCTGCTGGACTTGCTTTTATACCTACAACATCTATATTCATATGACTTTGTCCTGTAGCCTCATAACAGTTATTAGGAAAAGTAACTGCAGGATATGGCTGACCAGTATTAGGATCTGTACCTAAAGGTGTATTGTGTACACGAGCTATAAATTGGCCAAGATTACTAGTTTGAGCTTCTATGTTTAAATTTGGATTATTTCCACAACCAATATTTGAATACTCCCCATATGCTTTATGTAAACCTAAATCACCTGTACTCCAATATAATTGATCCCAAACTTTACCACCATCTAATCCTGGATTATCACCATATGTATCCTCTGGAGGTTGCGTATCAAATATAGTACCACTAAATAAATTTTGCATTTCATAAGTAACTTCGGTTTCAAAATTATCCGTTAAAACTATACCAAGTCTTTTTAAATTAGGATTATCAAACCTACTTCCAGAATGAGAGTTACCTTGTATATTAGGAGTAGAAGAATCAGGATATCCATATGGATCATCAAGATATTTTCTCATACCATCCCACACTGCAATATAGTTTGTAAAACCATTATCAACTTGTTGTTGTAAAGGCGTACCACCAGCCAGAACACCTATATAGTTTCTTATAGCATTATAATCATTTGTTAAATATAGATTTACTTTTTCATTTGGATTAGTTGTAATATTTCTATTTGCTATTGGATCTGTTGCCCATTGATATATTGCAATTTGAACTAAACCACTACTTATTGCAGTTTGTAAAGTTTGTACAAAATTATCTATAAACCGTAATTGTGGCTCCCAAACTTCTAATGTATTAGTACTCTCTGATGCATCTAGTGCAAAAACAATATCATAGGGTGATTCAAGTTGAGCACTTTCACCACCGCTAAAGTTACCTGGTAAATTATCTATATTTATAGTAGCAGAAAATTCACCACCTATACGTTGCTCACATTTTTGATTATTTGGATTAAAAGTATATCCTGGTGGACATAATGGACCTTTTGCATTTCTTTTTTTAGTAGTTAAAAAATGATTTAGACTAGGTAAAACTAATTCTGGATGCCAATCATGAAATGATATCCATGCTTTAGCTTTTGGATCATAACTTACTGTCCATGATATATCTTCAAAATATTGTTCATCTTCAAATGAAACCGGTCTAGTTTGATCTATAATACTTAACGGCGCAGTTTGCTCAAAACATTCACACAACCAAGTACCACCAGCATCTTGCACTGGAGTACAACCATTAAGACACTCAATTATTTGTGGAATATCAAAAACAGAATTAGGAATTTGTTCAGCTATATTAAGAGCTACAGAATTTTCAAATGGACCTACAGCATATTGACCAGCACCAGGACCACTTTTTGCTGCAGTATAATCAATATTACCTTGTGTAGGTACAATAGTAGGAAACTCATTATAAGGTGGAAAAGTTCCATCCTGTTGTATAGCACTAGGATGCCCTGCTTTAGGTTCAAGATGAACATTCCATACTTGTAAACGACCATTGTAGTCTGAATGATTAGAATCTTGATAAGGTGAATCAGCATTAAAAATATTTGTATTTAACCATTCAACAAAACTATCATTTTGTTGTAGATCTACATAAGATGATACTAGAGTTTCTGCATTTGCATATGGTAAACTTTGTATTGCTTCAGGAGAAATATTCCATTCATTTTCTCCTTGATAAAAAGATAGATCTCCTGGCTGTCCTGGATTTATAGATAATATATTTGTCATAGCTGGAGTTGCTGGTGTTGCAGCACTTGTTGGGCTATTAAAACCATATCCATCTCCAAAATGACTAGGCAGTGCTGTTGTATCATATCTATCACAAATTTGTATATGCACTTTATTTACCATAGGTCTGCCTTGTACATATAACTTCTCTAAACTTTCCCAAAATGCTTTTGTAGGATTTGAACCACCTGCATTTCCAATTTGTTCAGTCTCTAGAGCTGCAACTTCAGTATCAGTAAGCGGTATTTGATATGGTTCAACTATACTTTGATTCTCTTGAAAATACACATTATCTATCCAATTATTGAGTTCATCAATATCACTAGTTAGTTCAAGTTCTGTTTTTGGAAAATCTGTAAAACTATGAAAACCTATTTGAACTGATGTTTCTAATAATTCTTCAGCAAAATTATTTACTAAATTTAGTAGTAAGGTTCTAATAACACCAACACCATTATCTACATATAAACCTCTAGACTCTAACACACTAATCATTATATCAAATGTTGGCTTAGCCTCTGGTTCTCTTATGTTTGCTTCTTCATATGATACTATTTCACACTTTCCTGATTGTGCATTATAAATAGCATCTTCTGGACAACATGGTATTTGTGGTAATCCATCACATCTTGATTGATTGTAAACAAATCCTTTACATGGTTTAAAATCAATACAATCAGAAATACAATTATAATCCTTTTTCATAAAGTATACTAAATCATAATTAGGATCATAAACAGATTGACAACCTACTCCTGCAACAGGATTATCAGACCAATTAGCACAGGGCTCCATTTCAGGAAATTGTTTTATTAGTTGAGAAGGTAAGTATTTATTAAACCATTGCTTCATTCCTAAATTAGCAATATTATCTAAACCTTTACCTGCCATTTGAAAAATCTTACCTTGTGCTTGTGATATAAAAAACATACCTGCAGGTGTATTTATAACACTTCTTGCACTTTCACAAGATCCATATTCATGTGCTAAATCTGCATTTACAAGATTTTGCATAGGTTGACTAAATAAACCTCCATCACCAATAGTAAGCTTTGTACCAAGATCAGTATTTAACGTATCAACACCTTGAAACATTTGTGGTGATAAATGCGGGAATAAAATTACTGCTCCACTTTTAGATATAGGTTTAATTACATTTACTTGATTTTTAAAGTCTTTATAATTGTTTGGTAAGAATACTCTCCAAAAGTCTTTTTTAGCTTCTTTTTGTGCTTGTAATGAATAAGCTAGTCTCTTAGGATAATGTGTTAAACATGTTGCTGCAACAAACGGGTCATAATCTCTTGGTTGTATTCTACCAGAAGAAATCCTAGCAGTTGGAAAGTTAGCATAAGTAAGTGAATTATCATATTTATAAAAATTACCTATTGCAATTATTTCTGCATGAAAAAGATCATTAACATCAGTATATTCTAAAAAGTCATAATGCCTTTTACCTTGCTGATCTTCATAGTCCCTTTGTGCTACATTAATTTCTGATTCAACAAAAAAGTCTTGAATACCACTATTATGAGTATAAAAATATCTGTCTTTGACATGAAATAAACTTTTTCCTCTTCTATCATTTGATTCATCATCATCTGGACTAGTAAATCCAGTAGGACCAGTTCCTTCAGGTACTCCATCAGGTACATTTTCTATTGTAGACATACCTCCTCCACCAACTGAATTTGGACCACCTGTAACATCTGGTATATCATCACCATCAGTATCATAACCTAAAAAAACTTCTTCATCACTATCTTCAATCTCTCCATATATAGGAGTACCTGGATCCTCACCTGGATCAAAGTCACCACCCCAACCATCTGGTGGGATTTCTACTCCAGAATTTGGGTAATCTGATCCAGCAAAATCATCCGCAAAATTATTACCATCAAGGCAACCTACACTACCGTCATCTAAGTGAAAAAATCCATTAGGCATTGCACCAAAAATTTTAGCAGGAGTATCTAAGAAAGCAAAACTAGTTATATATCTAGCAAGATTAGAAAGATCATATCTAATAAAATTAGCCCAATACATAGGAAACATTACGTTTGATCTAAGTCTATAATCATAAGGAAAACCATCTGGTTGACCTAATAAGAAGTCCCAAAAAAATGGCATTACATTTTTTTCTGTATATCTATTTATATATACATCTCCTCCATATAAACTATCAGCCATCAATCTTGTATTAATATCTGGCGGTAGAGGATTACCATCACCATCTTTAGGTAATTGATCTTCAATATACTGTATACCTCTACCAAACTCTCCATTATTTATAGGAACTTGCTTAATTTGATCAAGTTGTCCATATTGATTTTCAAACTGTACTTTTAATCCTACATAATGTGCAGCAATATTTCTTGTAAAAACTCTAGTAGGATATTGCCTAAAACCACTACCTAGTTGACCTATAGTTACTCTTGAATCATCTAAACCACCTTGATCTAATATATGATATGTATCTCCTTCAATTGCATCTTCACGATCATACCCTTCTCCTATTAATGCAACAGTATTAGGTCTAAATAAATTATTTATTTTAATTGTAGACGTTAAGTTTTGCATTGTGTTTCTTACATATCTTGCTTTTTCACATCTTGTTCTCATGCATGTTCTTTGACCATCATCTAAATATTGAAATAAAGTTTTCCAATAAAGACCATGTCCATTATACTTCATTGCATAATCTTGGAAACTACATAACTCATATATTAAATTAATAATATGATTACCCCCTTCTGCTGTTTGTTGTATAAATGCAAATACACCATATATAGGTTGCAATAAAGCAGGTAAATCAGCAAACCATGCATTAGTCCTATCATAATGAATTTGAACACCACCATCTTGATAACCACCAACCATACCTTGTGTAGTTCCTGCAAATCCTAAAGTGTTACTACCTTGAGCTATTTGTTGACCTATACCTGGAGCACCAAAAATACTAGATGCTGTAGCTACAGTTTCTGTACCACCTTGAATCCCTTGATTTATACCTAAAGCTATTGCATTACCTGCGGAAATTCCAGCTCCTACAAGTGGAGGATTAACTGTAACCATTGGTCTTGGATAATCAACAGTTATTTGTTTTTTACCCCTTGTTCTACCTATTGCATAACCTACACCAATAATGATTGCTATAAATGCAGAAAGATTTGTTAATAATTTTTGTTGAGGATGTTTTTCTGATACTTTAAATTGTCCTATACACTGTCCTTCTGTAATACCATAACTTTTAATTTCATAAGGGCTTAAGAAAGGTTGATTAATAGATGTATCAGGAGAATGAAAAGTAAACATATTTTTATACACATACTTCCAATCTCTTCCAACATTATCAGAAGGATTAGTTCCCATACCTTTATATGGAGTAGCATTATCCATATTAGTATAAGCCATCGTTGGTATTTGTGGAGATGGCATATCACCAGGATCATGTAAAAATGGATCACATCCTAAATCATTAAATGGATAATTTGCCATAACACCTAATACATTATTTGCTATTGATGCATCAGCAGCATTTCCAACAGCATCTGGTGGTAATCTATATCCTTTCATATTCCTAGCTAAACCTTTTGCTATAATAGATTTGTTTCCTTTTCTTGAACCTACTAATATTTCATAACCAACTATACCCGGTACTAATGCTCCCTCTCCCTCTGGATCTTCACATTCCCCAAAAGTTTCTGGATTCATTCTTGGCAATGGTATATTTGAAAATTTAACACCAAGAACATGAATGCAATCATTATTTTCATTGTTTCCATTTAGACCACCACTTCTTGCTACAGAACCATCTGATGCAGTTTGTTCATCAGGAAACTTATGATGTCTTATAGGTTTACCACAAAGGTCACCATATCTTACAGGATCATTAGGATATCTTTCAGTAGATTCCCAATAAGCCATATATCCACTTTTAAAAATTAATCCTCCATCTTCAGTACGGAAAGGAGGTGAATAATCCCATGGACCATCATTAGCATAACGTGCAGTATTATAAGATTGAAAAACTTTCTCTTCTACATCCAAACAGTTTGGATCCCCAGCAGGAGTTAATGATCTAACATCTGGTGCCATAGGTGGGCTGTAATCTTCAGGAGCTCTACCTGGTATATGATATGAACTAGACTTTTCTCCTGTATTATATACCCATCTAATAAAAAATGAATATACTTCATCTCTCATAAAGCTAGGCTTATTGCCACCTTTTCTATAATAATCAATAGGAAACTTAGTAGATGTCCATATTGTTTCTATTTGATTTGCTAAAGGTTGATAATTAAAATCAAATCTTTCATAAGGACCTTGTCTTATAAGATAATCATTGACAACATACATCTTGTCAGATTTTTCATATACAGGGTTTCTTAAAGGTAAAAATTCTATTGGTACAGATTTTAATGATCTATCAATGAAGTCTATACCAATATGTTTAGTTTCTGTACTATAAAAACCAAAATGTTTAGCTACTACTTCATTTTGATTATTGCTAAGTATAACAAGTTTAAATTCTTCAAATATACCTCCTGTATCTAAATTTCTTAATTCAATATTTAATGATCCTGCAAGATCTTCATGATCCCATAAAGATTGAATATTAGATACACCTATATAATCACCTATTTGTTGTTCATTAATTGTATATGCTATAAATGCTTGATATGATCCATTTCTTAACTGACCTCCATTATCTGAACTTGATAATATAACCGTTGGAGTTTTCATAAGAGGTGCTAATCTTAACTTGTCACAGTCTATTTCTAAAGGTTCTATAGGTATAAACTGAACACAGTCATCATCTTCTACCCTTCTTGTTTTCCAAGGTATATCTGTTATATTCATTGTTCTAGATGGATTTAAACCATCATCCCAATATACTTGCCATGTACAGTCAAAATTTTCTTTTGACGCTCCTGTAATTAAATATTGTTTTTTAAAGTTTAAACAAAGATCAGGAGGGCAATCTGTTCCACCTGCTCCATCATTTACTAAAGTTTCATATGTACATTGACTATCATCAAAAATACCAATCTCACTATATGTATCATCTGTAGAATATATAACCCACTTATCTCCATATAATTTAATTGTACCTATTACTGTATAAGAAATCTTTGCACAAAATAAATTAGCAGGTTCATTACCAATTGCACCTACATCACCTTCGCTAGAATTATTTATAGCATTACGCGCATGAGTCCAATTATTTTTACCCACTAAAGCAGCATTAGGATCTTTGGTCATACCTTTTATAAATACATCTGTATCTATCTGACCAAGACTTTGCATATTAGTCTTACGCCTTCTTTGCCCTCTACCTTGAGTTTTTCTATTTCTTTGTTTAGCCATTGTTTAAATCTTAATAACTTTTAAACATGTCATAATAATTACAATACTGTGCTTTTCTATTAACCTCCCACATTTTTCTCATCTCTTCAAAACCTGGAGTATTAATAAATCCTAGAGCATTATTTCTAGCTGCTCTTAATCTTTGTTCTACAAATTTGACTTGATTACCTACTTGTTCTCCATCAAATAACATATTTTCTAATATTCTTTGTTTTAATGCATATTCATAATATTCATTACAATATGGATGATCTAACACTAAAAGATTACCATCATTATCTTCCATATCTGCTTGATAGTTTAAGTAAACTTTTCCTGTTTTAAAATTAGTTAGTAAAAAGTTATCTCTTATCTCTGCAACATTTACAGCTTGTACATTTATATTTGGACAGTCATCATCACAAAAAACTTTATTAACATCTTTAATTCTTAATTGAAAAAAATCTGTAAATGATCTAAATTGACCAGCACCTATTCTTTGAATAAGCATGTATTCATCATAACCTATAATTGTACCTCTTACATCTTTAATTGGACAACCTTGTACTACACAGACATCTTTACAAGTTGGGTCATCACATGGTCCAGTATCATCAGGAGATGGTACATACTTAGCTTGTGTTGTATCTAAAATAGTTCCACTAGGCATAGTATTAAGCACTTTATAATTATTACATACAAATGCATAATTCAAATATTTAAAATTTGATGGTAGTTCAGCTTTAGAATGTTCTACATCTACTATTTGTTCTGTTGTTCTATGTATTCTTAGCCCAAGATCATAATTTACTCTTTGAGCAACTTTAATTAACTGTTGAGGTTCTATATGACCAGCAAGGCTATATGATGAAAAATCTATAGTTACATCATCTAACAGTTGATTAAAAGTTCTAAATTTATGTGATACTGCCATTATCTAAGAATATTTAATTTATTATTTGCATCCTCTGCAGGAATTTTCATTGTATTCATTAATGTACCTACAACTTGTTGTTCTATTTCTGAAAATAAAAACTCTGGAATATATATTTCTTGTAAGTACCTTGGTGTACAATTATATTGAGTTTCACAATTATAATTTTCTATATCTCCTTCAAATATACCTTCTAGCTTTATAGCATGCCAATCTATATTAGGAAAATACATATGATCATTTAACCACCAAAAATATTTAGTTTTATTATATTTAAATGATGTTGTTTTTGTCATAGAGGTATAAGAACCAGGGTGAGTAGGTTGTAACTCTGTAGATCCATCTATACTAGTTACACTTCTAATTAATGGCCCCCAATAACCTACCATAAAAGTTGGAAGTTTATGTTTAGTTCTCATAATAGTACAACCACTTTGAATACCACTACATTTTGCTTCTACCTTATCTACCTCTATTAATTCTACAAAAGGTAAACTTTGCCATACACTATTAAACTTTTTAAGTTTGTTTGTACTATCTTGACGTCTCATTAAAGTCTGTGCAAACTTTAATATAAGACTATATATCATTCTATCAGTCACAAAAGCATCTTCTACTTCGGCTTTAGTTATTTGTCTTATTCTTGAGATTGCATCTCCTATTTTTGCCATAATTTTATCTTTTTTTGTACATATGAGCAACTTTTCTATTGTTGCTCATTATAATGTATTTTGTCCATTTCTTTGGATAGGTTTTAGCAACGGCTCTTTTAAACTGTCTTACAGCGGTAAATTGCCAAAGTTCTCTATTCCTAAATCTATACTTTGTTGTATAGTTAGTATAAAAAATTTTTGCAACCTTACCATCTGTCTCCCAGTTTTTATTTTGCAAAACCTTTCCATATTTTTTGGATAGTGCATAATTAGTATTTACACTCTTAGCAGCAGGACAAGTACCTATAAATAAATAACCTAAAGAATAAGGAAGTTCAACACCATCTCTATTTTCTATAACTTCTTTCCAAATCTTTTCATTAAAAAACTTAATAATGTTTTTTAATTTCTCATTGTCAATATTTTTATACGCAGGATATTTATCTTTAAATTCTTTTAACATTTCTGCATTTAAAATACTTAACACCTTTTCTCGGTATCTAGGAGCATTTAAATTAGGTTTTTTAAAGTTACTTATCATCTTGCACTATACATTATAATTTACAAAAAAAAGGGGATTAATAAAAGTTTAGGCACTATAGATTAATCTGGTGAATATGTAAGCTCACATATATTACCTTTTTTATAATCATGAAGTTCTATAACACCTGATCTTTTAGATCCAATAAATTTATTGTGATAATGCCAATAATCTGTTCTAGATAAACTTGGTAATATCTTTAACATAAAGCCTGTACGTTCATTTGTGGTAATATATTCTATCTTTTTTTTATGATGTAAATGACCTGTAAATAAAGTTCTATTTTTAGTTACACCCCATTGTTGTGGAAACTCTGTAGCATATAATAACAAAGAATTTTTTGTATTTACATCACCATGTTCAAAAGCAAAAAAGTTATCTCCCCAGACATGTACTTTTCTTTCAAGATATTGTACATCCCAAAGTATATTAGGATCATCTATAGCTTTAGATAAAGCATGAGCTAAATGAAATGAAGATAATCTATCATGATTACCTGGTATATATACTACTTGAAGATCATCACAATATTGTTTTAAATAATTTATACTCCAATATAATGCATCAAAAGCTTGCATATAAGCATCAGTTGCTGTAGCACAATTTTCTAACGGTGTACCACTTGTAGTAGTTCCTGCCCAAGTATCCATATTAATTAAATCACCCCCTACAACATAAAATATTTTTTTAAGATTATGTCCTCCATGTGCTCTTTCTACAAGATCTATAATAGTTTCTTCAAAGTCCTCATCTATTGTTTGATTACCTTCTTTTCCAAAATGAATATCTTGTAATGATAAAATAGCACAAACATCTTTTTTACTTTTACTATTTATTCTTTTTACAGGTTTAAATTTTTTAGGCTTCCAAACCTTAAGTAATTGTTCTACATGTTCTGTATCACTATTTTTAAGCTTAGTTATTAAAGCTGATATACGCCAGTGATCTGACATTTGTTTATTCCAATATTGTGACAACTTCCATTTTGTTGTATCAATATTTAATAATTGTATAATTTCTTCAGCAGACTTAGGTTCTGTATGTGAGACTCCAGTAATTTTTCCTTGACCTTTTTCAATGTCAAATGATGATGTACAATCATCTGTGACATATCCCATATCTCTTTCTTCTTTTCTTTTTTCTCTATCTTCTGCATATATTTGTTTTTTAATTTTATTAAATTCATCTTCTGATATACCTAATTTTTCTGCACAATATTCTGAAGTTTTTTTCCATTTAAGTGCATTTTTAATTTTATTCTTAAGTGACATTTAATCTATGTATTGGTTATAACGTTGGCAATATACAAAATAATTATAAAAAAAGAAAGCCCTGATAACAGGGCTCTCCACGATGGTAGAGTTAAAACCAACAAAAAAATCTCTACTTCTCGTTATACATTTAATGTTCTTACTAAATATTCTACAGAATAACAACTAGTTCCAACACTTTTTATTCTAAATCTATATGTAGTATTTGGTAACAATGGTGTTGTATTTCCAACAGTATATGAAATATTTGCAGCAGTAGATATAGGAGATGCATTATCTGTTATAAATGCGCCATTAATTACAGCATATTCTACATCTATTTGAGTAACTCCTGAAGGAACATTAGCAAAATTTATTTTAACAGTAGTTGATGTTGTTGCTGATTCATCATGCCATATATGTGCAACAGATGAATCATAACAAGATGGATCTATAGCAAAGATAAATAATCTTTGTAATATTACATCCAACTTATCACCTTGATTTGCAACTAAAGTTTGACCACTTGAATTAGTCATTTGAATATCATTTCTACACCTATGTAAGCAATCAGTGCAAAATATTTCAGCACAATGTTCAGGATGCCCCCTCTTAGTGTTAACATCTGTACAATCTGTATAAGAGCATGGTGTTGTTAAAGCATGATCTTTACAAGCACAAGGTGATGATTTAGTATTTCCGCAAATTTGACAAGCCATTTTCTTAATTTTTAATTGTTAACATGTTGATGAATTTATCCAGTAATTAGGTCCTGCTGGTACATATTGTGCCCTTTTTCTAGTACCACCATCATCATAAGCATACCATCCTGCTGCTAATTCATAAACTGATTGTGCATTTGTACAACCTGATTGAGAATTATAAGCTTTTACTGTAGGATCAAATACAGTTCCTGTTGTATTCCATATTTCTATTGCAGCTGATCCAACTCCAGCACATGCTGTAGAAGATGAAGAAGCATCAAATGCAAATAATGTACTATTACTGTGCATTCTTGGACAATTTGATGTACTCGGAGCATTTAATAAAGATCCTTCTTTAATACCCATCATTGCTAAGAATGCTGCTTTTACTGAAGTATTCGTTGTACTCCAATCTATTCCATTCTCAAAATACATATGTGGAACAACATGATGATTCTCTAAACCTACTATTGTATTAGAACTTGTACCTGTACCCCCTGTATATGGATTAGTTCCTGAAGCAACTCCATCTAATAAGTATGCTTGAAGATCTACAGGGAATTGTACGCCACCTATTTTAGATCCAAAGAAATTTCTTGCAGGCATTTTAGCTCCAGTTGTAGCAGCTAATATTTGCAACGCTGCAGCTGCAGATTCATTGATAGACCCTGTAATCATATTTATAATAAAGTGATTATAAACAAATGGTATTGATCCTGTTTTCCAGTCTCCTGTTGCAGGATACTTAGCATGAATTGCTGAAGTCCAAGCACCAGCATGAGATGTTGTATCATTTATATTTAATACAGCATCAAAATCTTGTTTATACTCAGTATTATTTGTTGTACCACCTGATGTAGGTTGTGTAGGTGTAGTAAATCCATTAGCTAATAATGCACTACCATAATTACCATTAGTGTTTGTTTGATTTATAAACGAGAACACTGTAAAAGATGCCGGCCATGAACCACTTGATGCACTAAAATATCCAGGTAATGATTTCCATGTATCCCAAGTTCCTACTCCAGATGCAATATCTATACTAAGACTAGTTTGTCCATTTTGTGAATCTATAAGACCTCTAATATGTTTTATATAATCACCTGGTTCTGTTGTACCAGCTCCACCACTACCTAAAGGAATATAATGTACATTACCTGTATAACTAAATGTAGAAACTAATGCTGCTTTTATTGAATTAAATGTTTCTTTTATTTTTACAGCATCTGCAAAACTAAATGTTGTTGTATCTAAAAATACTACAATATCTTCATCTAAATGAGTTAAAGTTTGAGCTTTTACTATAGGTACATTTATAATAGCAGTTGTATTACATGCATTTTTAAACTTAACAGTAAAAGAATCAGATGTCCACTCAGTACCATCATTTGTATACTTAAAACAACCTTGTGTTGATGAAGATCCAGCAACATCATATGAAACAGTACCACTTGCAGGTTGACTTACAATTGTCCACAATGGTTGTACTACAGCACTACTAACATCTCCTATTACATTTATTTTACAATCTGTATTACCTCCAGTAGTACAATAGAACACTCCATATTCAGGATCTGGTAATAATGTTATTTGTTTACAGTCACAGCAGAATACTACTTCTGTAATTGTTTTAGTAATAGAATTTACCAAAGCATATGCATAAAATATAGTTCCAGTTGGAGAAGTTAAAGCACCAGCATATTTCCAACCACTATCTTCCATAGCAGTTGTCATTCCAGTTGCAGTATACGTTACGCCACCACATGCTATTGAATCAGTGGGATTATCTGAAACAAAGTCACCAGTATGAGACCATGCAACAGCCGGTGTTGTTGTTATAGTTGAATAAATAACAATAGGTGTATTTGTATTGTCAAATGTAGCTAACCATTGATATATATTTAATGTATCATTATATACTGCTAATTCAATAGAATTTGCACCTGATTTCTGATCTGTAATAGAACTAGAATATGAAGGTTGTTTAATACATAATGAAGTACAACTAGGAGATGAAGTAACTAATAAATCACCAGAACAAGTTGTAGTTATTCCTGCTTTAGTTGTCATTTGAAATTGTAACTGATAGGTTGTACCTGCAGTTAAACCAGAAAATGAACCAGAAACATTAGTGCCCCAGGTAGTATAAGTTTTTGTTTGTACAACAGAACCTAAAGAGTTTAAAAGATTTACAGCAATTGATGCACCTGAAGTAGTTGTTAAGCCTATGTTAGTATAAGTATAACTTATTGAATTTTCAGTAGAACTTGAAGAAGACAATGAAGGACATGGTGAACTATTTGTAACATTTAGATTAACTGTTTCACCACAATCATTTACATCATTACTAACAGCAAATTCAACTTTAACAGAAAGATTACTTGTTTTATCTACAGTACCTAAACTTACTAATTGTAATGGTGCATTATTTTGATACTTACCAGAAATATCAGCAAATGTTGTAAATACATTTAATGATGCATCTGTAATTGTAATTTTTGTACGTCTTCCTGTACCAGAATCACTATACCCTGTAGGTATGCTTGATCCTCTAAAATCTAATGATAAATGATCATATGCTCCAGAAGCTTTTCTTTTTATTGTAGCAATGCAAGAAAATTGTATATCTTTACAACCAGAAGGTGTAGTGTTAGCTTTTATATCAGCAACAGCAGCTCTCATATCATTTGTTGTTATCCATAGATTTCTAATTGCATCAGCTACAGTACGTGGAGATCCTGTAAAACCATTAATTAATCCCATGTTACCATTTCCATTCAACCTATTTTCTAAAGCTAAACCTTGTTGTTGATATGCTATTGCTTTTAAAAGATCAGAAGGCATACCTGTAGCTCTTCTTAATTCAAAATATGCTTTTTCAATTTCTAATGTTAATCTGCTTACAGTAACAGCTCCTGATAATAAATATTTAGAAACAACTCTCTCTGAACCTGACATAGATCCTGCACCTCTTGTTGTTCCGGCAGCAGCTGCATTAGGTGCTACTGGATTTCCATTTACATCAACTGCAGTAGGTCTTACTGTGTTTGCACCATATGCTGTAGCTCTTGCTCCACCTATTGTTGTACCACCTGCACTTCTTTCTAGATTTGCTATTCTTTCTTCATGATTTTCTAATGTATTTTGTATAGATGTAACAGAGTCTTGTAACCCTGCCATATAGTTTCCTATAGTAATAACCCAACCTGTATCAGTTGTTTCATCATATAATACTTGTTTTTTAATTCTTGTAGATCCTTGATCAAATTGAGCAGTTTCAGGTAATGGCATAGCATATGCTGTAGCAAATCCTCTAGGATCTGCAGCAGCACTTCTACTTAGTGCATCATCAGTTTCACATATTTTATCAATAATAAATTGTAATAATTCTTGTAAATTCTCAGCAGAACGCCCTTGACTTACAGTAATACACTTTTGTACAATACCGTTTATTTCTGAATCAGCAATTCTACCTCTTGTAGCAGCTCTTGCTGTATCACAAATTTCTTCTGCAATTTTTGCAACTACATCACTTATTGTATCCCCATTGCATATTTCAATACAATCTAGATCAGGTCCCTGCCAGACTACACAGTTTGAAGATAACGGACTACACCCGTTAGTATTATTAGATTTATTAGGTATCATAAATATATTTATTACAGTTGTAAATTAATACACGTGTACATTATAATATACAAATTTATTAACTAACAACCAAGTTGTTATTTCTTAAAGGCAATCTATTGCCAAATTTGTACAAACAGGTGTAACTTCATCTGAAAGTACTATATCTATTTTTTGTTGGTTACAGCCTCCAGTTGTTGTAAAACATTTACAACCATTGATTATATGTTTAGTATCTACACTAGCATGTGTAAAGTTAACAATTAAATTTCCTGATGCATCTGTTTTTCCATAATGTGTATTATCTATAAATACATCATAATCTTTAACTGCAGCACCATTTTTATCTTTAACTGTTATAATTAAAAGTTCTGAATCATCATTACATACATTATATCCAGCATCTTGATCACTATCATCTATTGTTAAATTAGCATATTTTACAAAAGCTCTTTGTTCTGAAGCAAGCGGTGCTGTTTGATTAACTCCTCCAGTTCCCCCATACTGACCTAATTGATAAGTAGTATTACCACCTACAAAGTCTGCTCCATCAGTTGCAACATTGGGATTATTATGATATCCATAGTTAAAACGACTGTTAGCATTATTTCCTGTTTCTGATATTGTCATAAAATTTGTAGAACCGTCAGACTGTACAAAATTAAATGTACCGTCTCTAGAAACTACAAGCCATATATAATCTCCAATATTTGCACCATTTTTTGGCAAACCTGGTCCCAAAGTATTTTGTCTTAAGTTGAGAAATGGATTTACTATAGCAGTTGGATCAATACCTCCCCCAGATATTTCAAGCCATCTATATTTACTCCATTGATTCCATTGTTGTGGTCCACTTTGCCTAAAAGGCAATCCATCATAGTTAAGAGCTCCATTATTATCTCCAAAAAATGCAGGACTATTATTATCAGCATCTCTTGTATTTAATATATTCAACCAATTTGCATTTCCTATTTCTGGTAAACCATCTACATCTCGCATAACAAACGCAAAAATTCTAGAAGCTGATGTTAATGTACTAATCAAGGGACCAAATACTGCACTAAGAATAACTACATTATAATTTGTTGCAGGTACATTTGGTGCACTACCTATTAGAATATCAGGTCTTTGAAGTCTTCTTGAAGAATATATTGTTTCTTCAAATTGCGCCCATGGAGGCACTGTACCACCTGCTGATATATATGTTTTAGTTTGAAACGTTGTAAATGTATAAGTAGATTCATTATATATTACTTTTGAATTTTCTTCCCAATCACATATTTCATTTACATTAACATGATTATCAAAATTTTTTGGACAACAAAATGTCATTCCATATTTACTTGATCTATACTCTTTATATGCAAGATCTGCAAAAGTTTGCTTAGTGCTTATTATTTTTTCTAATTCTTGATGATTGATAGTCATAATTTAACAACATATTTCACATGTAATCTTCTTAAGCTTATTAAGTGCAAAAGTATAAAGTTCCATGCCTTCATTAGGACTATTACAATATTCTACCTTAGCTTTTGCTGCATCTATTAGCGTTCTAATATATTTCATTTCTGCTAATAGTTTTTGCTGATCAGAGCTAGGCTCACAAGGTTTAACTTGTAATGAACAAAGTTTTTTATAATATTGAGATAGTATTTCTGATATTCTTAAATGATTATACTCTACAAAAGCTTTATCATGCGGAGAAACACTATACTTTATAATGAATATACCATCTTTAATAATAGCTCTTGTATTTGAGCAGTCTAAAGTTGTCAAACCTAAACTACATGCATTTAAATTTATTGTACCAAAACTATTCCATTCACCAGATAAAGATTTAGTAATATCTACTTTAATTAATTTAGGTGCATTAAATCCAGGAGCTGTAATTTCTAACTGTGGACAATCTACTAATAAATCCTTACAATATGTGCTTGTATCTGTTAATGTAAATATGTCACAATTAGACATGGTGGGAGCTTCTAGACTTAAAATGTGTTTACATGCCATTATTTTATCTCTTTAAATACTATACTAGTTATATAATAATATACAAAATATATAAAATAAAAGAAAATAAAAAAGGGGTAGAATTAATCCACCCCTCTTTTAGGTTATAGATATAGTGAGTTAACTACTAGTAGTCACCTCCAATTGCTTCAAGATCTGCAATAGAACTAACCACTGCTGATCCATCTCTTTTCATAATACCTGCTTGAATAGCTATTGCTACCCAGTCAGCATTAATTGATGTTGTAGCAGCAGCTGCTCCTGAACATGGAACATATACTACATAATGATATTGATCATTATTAAATGTTCCAGATGGATTATTAAATCTTGGCACATTATGTACTAAATGATATGCTCTATAAGCACCAGCACAAGTTACACCTGCACCATTAGGATCTCTTCCAATTTCTGCAATGATTTGATCCATACCTTCTTGTTGTCTCATTCTAGAAGAATCTCTTCTACCTTGATCATAAGGAGACTGTCTGTATCTTTCAGTTAAAAGGATATCTCTAGCAACAGTATCAGCAGAAATTCTTCTTTGCTTAAATTCAGTTGCACTTTCTGTGAAAGTTACAAAACCATTACATGGAACACAAGCTTCACCTGTTTCATCTTGCATTTGAACTATAGTTTTAAGATCTCCCATTAAATAGAAGTCTCTAGTATCAAATGAAGAATTACCAAATTGAGTTTGTAATTCACAACTATTTTTCATTGTAAACTTAATCTTATAAAGATCATCAACAGCCCAAGCACCAGAAACAACAGCACCACCAAGTACAGTTGGAGTTGCAGCACCTGCAGCTACACCTGCAGCACCACCTGCATAAATACTTTGCTCTTGTACAGCAGTTATTCCAGCATAAGCAGCACCAGCAGAAGAAATTTCTAATGTTGCAGTTGCAAATTTAGAAAGAATTGGATCATTGTTAAACTGGTCTCTTAGATTAATTGCTACAATTGATGGAGCAATACCTACTTTTGAACCTGCTGTCTGTACTCCACAACACATGTCTATGTTATTTGGATCATATGTATAGGTTGTACCACCTACAACAAAACTTGTAGCTAAAGCACCTGTACCATCTTGAGCATTTGTAGCTGGCATTGGTAAAGCACCGTTTAATGTAGCATATGCATTATGATTTATATATCTTAATACTGCCGTTCCTTTAATATCTGCTCTAAACATAGGTTGTACATCACATGCAAAACATGATTGATCAACAGCAGTAGGTTTAATTACTAATTCACCTATATCTGCAACTTCTGTTTCACATGTAGTAACCCACATGCTAGATATATATTTACTCATAATCATCTTTGATTTAGATGATTCTTTATAACCACCCATTCCTGGATTGTTACCAATTCTGTCATTAGTCTGAAATGCAGCTTGTGCTAAATAAAAACCTCCTTTATTGTTAGCAATATCTGCAGCATTCATAATGCCAAAATCACTTGCTAATACAGCAAACTCTCCAACAGTAGTTAGATTTACTGAGTTTTGTGTATTTGTTTGTTCGTGCGTTTTAGCTAAAAAAGCTTTGCCAAACGCGTGATTGAAATAACTCATAACTTAACGTTTTTTAAAATTAATAAATATTGATATAATAATATAGCACTATGCTATATATATAATATACTAATTAATCATATGATTACCATATAATTAATTATTTTTTTCTGCTTGCTGGGATCCTCTGATATAATTATTTACATCAGCAACATCACCAGCAAGTATTGAAACTGTTTCATCTACAAGAAGTTCAGCTATATCATCTTTAAATTCACATTCAACATTTACAACTGAGATACCTGAATTTTCATCAGCACCTAAAGTAGGATCAGTACAACCTTCAAATTCTACAAGACGTGGTTGCCTATAGTATTGAAAAATAGTATTTTCTATTTCAAAGTCATCATTTGTATAAACTCTCAAAGAATTACCTTGAAAAGTACAGAATGTTTCAGACCATTCAAAGCTTGGTTTTTTTAACTGATCTCTTAACATTAAATTTACATTTCCTGCTTCAGCTAAATAAACCTGCATTGCACGTCCTTTTGGATCTTCTTTACAACATTCCTTTTTTGCATAAGTAGTTACTTTTTTAAATTCTAAAAAATCATCTGCTACTCCATCAAAAAGATTATATTGTACACTTTGTAATGCAGCTTCGCCTGGACCTAAAGCCAATTCTCTCAATAAAGGTTGTAAATCATCAATCCGTCTTTTAGACATTTCATCTCCTTCTTTAAATTGATTAGTGCCTCTTAATTGTCTTCTACACCACTCTATCTGAGCTTTATTAAATGCTTCAACTATTTGCCAACACTCAATGTTGTCAAAATCATTACTAGCTAATTTATTTAACCTTTGTCTAACTTTAATTTCCAGTTGAGTATTGTTCATAATTTACATATTCCAATAATATTCTACATCATTAAGCAACTTAACTAATTGCTCTTCATTTATAGGGTTTTTAAAGTAATGTAACATGTCTTCTGTAGTTTTACCTATTCTACCACTTTGATAAAAATATGTACCATCAGCACCTAGTTTTATAAAGTTATAAAAGACTGCATCTTTAATTGCTGATTTAATTTTTAAATCTTGCATATCCATTCTAGAAGCATCTAAAAATGATTGAGCAGATCTTCTTTTATTATTATCTGAACCAAATCCATGAATAAAATTATCCATATTTTCATAGATAATATCATTTGGTACAGATTTATTATATTGTACACTATCTGCATCAACTATTTTAGCAACATAAAATAATTTACTATTGTCACTATCATACATATTTGCTAGTGCAGCTAATGCTCTATTTCTTAATTTAGATATTTCAGTTCTTGAACTTACAGTATCTTCTAATTTATCTAAATAGAACTTAAAACTACCTTGCTGTTTTGCAGCTCTTAAACTAGGTGCAATAATTGAAAATCCACCTGCTTCAATTGCATAAAGTTTTATTAAATCATAAGGGTCAGTTGAAGGATCTAAATATAAAGGTTCATTACCAACTCTTAAACTAATTTTACTCCAAAAGTCATGATTATCATGTCTTAACAATTTAACTTTATTCCAAAACTCAGCATCTTCTGCATCTATAATATTTGCTGCTAAATCAGCTTCTAATTGTGCTACAGCTTTTCTTATCTCTCTAATCTTAGCATGTCTTTCTGCTGTAGGTAATTTCTTTACTTCCGGTGCAAATTCATTTAAACCTGTAACATATCTTTTTATACCATTAATTTCAAGACATGTTAGTTCTTCTTCATGAACTACTCCTTCAAAAAGTGACATTGCATAATTTTCTAATCCCATATTTTCATGAGACTGATCAAAGTAAACTCTGATTGCAATGCTTTGATTTTTTCCTTCTTGATACTTTTCAATTAATGTAAAGTCTTTTTTAACATCTATTGGTTTAGTATCTATAATTTGTTCAACTATTTCAGTTGTTTCTTTTGTAACATTAGTTTTTTTCTTTGCCATTTTAGTTAGGTTTTAAAATTAAAAAAAAGATAAAAGAGGGGAACTTGTCCCCTCCTTAATCTATAAATAAATATTAGAATGATCCTCCAGTTACTGGATTCTTCATTACTATTTTAAGGACTTTAGTCGGATCTTTTACCCATACAGCTGGAAAGGTTTGAGTCATGTAAACTCTATACCCATTAAACTGTCCAGATGAAGCAAATCCTTGTGTTCTACCCATGTAGTCCATTGTACCATTTTGGTAGAACCATTTTAATTGATTATCCCATGAAAGTTTCAACAAGTGAATGTTATCATTTCCTGTCTCAGTAACGTCAAAGATAATAAAGCTATAAGAGCTTAAAGGTCTTCCGTCAATAAGTGGATTCTCAATATCATTAGTATGTAAATTATCAAAAGCAGGATTTAATACAAATCTTACATTTGCTAAGAAAGGAATTACATATGAAGTAAATGCAAATCCAAATCCTAAATCCATTCCTGATCCTGTAACAATACCGTTATTATCAGCATTAATTACATACTGGTTTCCTAAACCTGCTGCTTCTGCTGCAATAGCATCATTTACAAGCTTCATACCACCAATACCTGTTTGAACAATTAATGTTCTTTGTGGATCTGGCCCTTCTAATTCAACTTTACCTTGATAGAAATTATAAAGTTCAGACTTAAACATATCTAAGCTGAAAGAAGACTTATTATAGATTCTCTTGTAAGAGTTATCTAATTGCTTCCAAAGACCTACAGACATTCTAATATCATCTGGTCCATCTTGTCTAACTCTACCTCCGTGTCCCCACATTAGGTAAGTCTCAATATCTGCTGCAATTTTGTTTAAGTGTGCAGCTTCTAAGTTTGTTAAGAAAGTTCTTGTTAGGTTTCCTTCATCAAATGCTCTTTTTACATAATCAGCACCCATGATCTCAACCATGCTTTCTAAAGAAGAAACAGATGGATTTACATCTTGATCAAAAGTTCTCCAAATTTCTGTAACTGGAATAGTACCGTCAGCATTCATTCCACCTTTAAGCATTAAGTCTGCTCTTGATGAAACTGAATAGTGAACGTGTGCTTCAGCTCCTCCTACAAAGTTGTAGAACTCTCTAAATCCTGTTCCTGTTTCAATATCTGAAAATCTTTCTCCGTATTCTCCTCTTGCGGAACCTTTTCTAAAAAATTTAGTTCCTGACTTTAAGTATTTATCAGCTAAACCTGCAGTGTTATCACTGTTTACAAGTTGTACAGTATAAACAAATCCGTCACCTGATGGAAGAATGTCTTCCGCAGTAACATAAAGTTCTTTACCATTATACTTGTCATAAGTAATAATATCTCCATGTCCAAATGTTCTCTTACTTAAAAGAATTTTGAATGTTTGCCCATCTACTCCTCTGATAGTTCCTGTAGCGTCAAGTACGCCATCAATCTTACCTAAAGAATATGGTAGGTCTTGTGCAATGGGAGTTTGCCATTTATACTCACCTCTAGCGTTGTCTACCATAATTGTATTCTGACCTCCAAATGAAGCTAATTGATACAAAGGCATCTCTACCTTTTGTGTCATAGCCCATAGATCAACAGGACCCATATCCATAGGTTCTGCTGATCCCAACATTGCTGTTAAGTGGTAAGAATCAATATGAGAACTAGCCTTGTAGTTTGTATCTCTTAGGAAAATCCCATTATTTAAAACTGGTGTTGCCATAATTGATTGTTGTTAATTGATTAATATTCTTGTTAATTGTTATACTTTTTTAGGTCTATAATAAATAGCCTACTGTTATGTTAAATTTGCCTGATGAACCGTTATAGTCTGCATCTGCAATATTGATTCCAATAGGTGCATTAGACGTAGTGTCAATGTATAGACGACCAACATTAGCATCTGTTACATAACCTGCACCTCCTGCTAAACTACCAAGAGCTATATTACCTGTAATAGTTACACCTCCAGCAGTTATAGTAGTTAAAGCAGCTCCACCACTAGTGATGTTCTCTACTTTTTCTATAATTACGTCAGTGATTGTAGCACCTTTAGGTACATTATCAGTCACAGCTAAAGTAACATCTCCTTGAGACTGCCCATCTGTATGGTCATACGTTGCTTTGACAAAATATTTTTGTGGATTTCCCATGATTAAAAATTATTTAAGTGTTAATATTCTAGTTAATTATTTGTTTTTACATTCTTTTAAAAATATTATTTCCTCTTGGTATTCTTCTAGGAGCCTTTTTCCTAGTAGCATTTTCTTGCTTTTCTTGCACTGCTGAAGAAACTTTATTAGCTTGTGCAGATTTTAATTTTCTAACTGTATCTGCTACTGCTTTGTTTTCTCCTTTCTTCATTATATTACTCTTATATCCTTTTGGATCTGCTAGTAACCATAATGCTTCTGTTATCAAAGGATAGTTTGGTTCTACAAACTGATACTTTTCTAACAAGTGCCCCAATAGGTTTGTGTTCTTTCCACTAATTGATGGATATGCTGGATTTACTAGACCGTTATATAATAAATTCTGCGTCTTTCTATCTACCTTAACCTCTCCTACTCTACCATCTTTTAGTGTATTGTACACATTCTGCATATAATTTTTTGATGCTTGTGCTTGCTTTCTTTTCTTCATTTCTTGTTCTTGAAGCTTTCTAGCAATTACTTTTTCTTGCATCTTATCTAACTTTGGCTTAAACTTTAAAGCTTGTTTTTCAAGTTTTCCTAAGTCTTTCCAAACATCTATTTCTTCTTCAATCTCTTCTGCTGTACCGAAACCTGTTGCTCCCAAAAAGTCTCTTACTATCTTTTCTTGATCTTTTTCTTTCTTAGGATTTAACTCTCTTACTTGTTCTACATGTGATAATGCACCAAATAAGCCTTTTAAATCTTTACCTCCGTCAGCTACATATCTTGCAGCTACTTGTAATTCTTGTGGCAAACTGTCAAAGAACTGTTTAGGAGTTTCTTTCCTTACTGCTCTTGCTCTTTCATCTAAGTTAGCTTGAATTAATTCTTGCCAATCCTTAGCTGTGTATTCATCTAACTCTTTTCCATCATCAAAAGCTAATAGTTTTTCTTCATCTATTAACTTTTTAAATACATCAGATACACCTTCAATCTTTCTTCTCCCTCTTTTCTTTTGTTCTATTTGTTCTTCTTCAACTATATCTTCTTCAACTCCTAGAACTTCATCTATATTTACAGGATCTTTTTTTGCTTCAACTTTTACTTCCTCTTTCTTTTCTTCTACTTTTTCTTCTACTTCTTCTGTTTCAGCTTTTACATCCTCTTTAGTTTCTGTTTCTTTATCTATAAAAGAAACATCTACTGGCTTTCTTTTGCTAAAAATATTTGGTTTTGCTGGTTCTTCTGGTGTTGTTATTGATTCACTCCCAGGAGCTCCTCCAAATATTTCATCTAAGTTGACATCTACTTTTTCAACTTTAGTTTCTTCTACGGTTTTATTTTCTTCTGCCATAATTTTTTGGTTTTAATTATTACTACATTAATAATATAATAAAAAGTTTTTAGTAAACTTCAAAAATTTTTTATTTTAAATTAAATTTTTATCAGTATATAGCTATCTATTACTTTTCTTCCTTTTTATCAGTATTTTTCACGTCATATCTATTTTTATTCTCTTTTGCTATTTCCAATTTAGTGTTAGCTATATCACGTTGAACCATTAACTTTTCTTTGTCTAAAGCTGCTTTATTATTACTAAGAGTAACATCTCTCATATTTTTCTCTCTTGCCATATTCATTTTCTCTCTAAACTGATCTCTAGAAGCTAAAGTTTTTTCAGCTTCATTAAAAGTCTTAGCTAGATCTTGTTGCGTTACATCATCATCCATTCTAGTTGTTCTAATCTGTGCAACTGCAACATCCTTATCCCGGTTAGCTTGGTTCTCTTGAGCCTGAAATTCACGTTCTGCAGCTTTCTCTTGAGCTTGAGCTTGAAGTTGTTGTTCTTGCATTTCTTTTTGCTGTTGCATTTCTTGTTGTCTTTGCTTTAATTGTTTATCTTCAGCTCCTTTTAAAATATTAGATACTTCTGCTATAGAGTCTGCCTTAACAATACTACCAAGATCAAAAATACTTGCACCTGTAGTATTATTAGATATTGCTAGTTGTTTTAATTGATCTAACACAGCTCTATGATTAGACTTAGTAGTACAAAAAATGTTAAAGTCTCTCATTAAAAGTTCTGTTCCATTTATTTGGAAGTTTACTTTTTCAGCTTCACTAGATATATAATTTAACCTTACACTTGGTTTAGTACTATGATAGTATTGAGAAAGATCTGTTCTCATTTTATGAACTCTAGGCATAAGATTATCTGAGTGTTGTATAAAATACATTTCAGTTTGAGAATATGAAGACTGAACAGCTTGTTGTACTCCAGTTGCAGTTTGTCTAGCTATTTCTTGTCCCATTCTTTGAGGATTTACACCAATAGCTTCAAATGCTTGATTTTTAAAATGATTAGCTAATTGTATTCTAGACATTAACCTATTTGTTTGCTCTAAATTTAATGTTTGATAATGATTAAAATTTGTAGCATTTTCTGTATTAGTTATAGAAGTATCAAGTGGTAACATACCAAAGTCCTTCATTGCTACATATGCTTTTGCATAATTATTTTTACCCCAATCTTCACCCATTGAATGACGCGGTAATGCATTTTGATCAAACATAATAACAGTACCTAATTCATCTACTAATATATCTGCTATCTGATTATTAACCATATTATAACCTACTTGATATGCTTTCATTAAATCTACTAATGATGTAGATCTTGTATTTCTATCTGAAAATACTCTACCCTCAACAGGAAGTTTACAACCATATAAGTTATTATCTCCTTTAAATTGAAACTCAACTCTACCTGGTGTAGATTTATTTATACCTAAGTATATAGGACTTATATTATTTTCATCAACTTCAGTTGCATATGAACCTGGTAAGTTAGGACCTATCTTAACACCTCCCCAAACTTCATTTATCCAAATCCAATCTACATGTTCACCTTGTACTAGATTATCTCTTGTTTTTTGTTTAAATAGATTTGTGTTATATACTGGCTCTTCAGTTAAAACCCAGTTTTCATCTATAATTTGTTGTTGTACAGAACCATCATCCATAACTCTAGTTAGATGTCCTAGTTTTCTTTGAGATTTCCAATAAGCAGTTGTAACTCTCATTAATGTACTGTCACCCCACATTGCATAATCTTCTCCTTCTCCAAGTATATAATCTATTACATCAGATCCTTGAGAGGTATGATTATAATTACTCATAAACTGTCTAAATCCTAAAGATGGTGAATCTGTATTCCATTTATGTGATTTTGTAGGATCATAAAATGTACCATCATTCTGATATCCTGTTAACTGATATCTAGCAGATTTTGCAGGATGTATTTCTTGTAATGACCTTAATTGTTTCTCTGTCATTAAATACCCAAAACAATCTATAACATCTGATACAGTCATCATATCACATTTACCTACATAGTTACCATCTGATATGTATCTGGTATCTGGAGACTTTTGATAAAACGTAAGTGCAGGATTCCATAGTTCAACTTCATAATCATCTTCCATCATTCTAAAATGCCAGAACTCTCTATCACATATAAGCATATCACGGAAAGCTCTTTCTTCTAATTCTTGCATTTTAAATCTTTCTTCATCAACTCTAAGCTGATGGGTAGCCCATTCTTCTACTAAACTTCTATAGTCTTTTTGAAAAAATTGTTCTATCTCTGGTAATGTTTTTAAGTTTTCTTTTTGTAATTGTTGTTGTGCTTCATCAGATTCTATATCCACGCCCATCTTAGCCATCTCTTGCATTATCTTTATTTTAGCATCTGCAAGTAAATTCTCTTCTATCATTATTCTTTTTTCTTCTATCATTTCATTATATGATAGATCATCTACTGCTCTAAATTGTACTTTAGAATATCTCTTAGAAAATTCACCAGATAAAACGTTAACTACATTTGGTATAATAGGATAAAATTTTAATTCTAATGCAGAGTTATCTTCTTGTGTTAGTACATCCATTAGATCCTTGTACTCATTATCTTCTTCTATAACATAATCAGTTTTATCTATAATCCCTTTTGCTAACTTATAATTTTTTAGGATTTTACGTGCATTATTCCTTAACTGCATCATACCTTGATTTTCTAACCAATCTAAATTCCATGCTGCCCAATTTTTATTTTTCTTTTTACTTGATAAAAATTGTATAGGTTGTGTTAAGTTAAGACCAGAAGGATACCCAGAAGATTTTGCTTTTGCGCCTTGCTTTAATTGTAATGCATTAAATACTTTCATACTTGTTATTTCTTAATTGTATACTTGATTGACACATCAGTGTAAGAAGAATTAGTTGTCCAAGATATATTAACCATTGTAGGTGTACTGTTCCAGTATTTCATTATTTTATATTTTTAAATGCTGATTTCTTAAATTTTTTACCTCCTAATCTGCGTTTGTTACGCCCTAAATTTCTAAAAGGACTACTAGATAATTTATACAAATTTTTAGACTTTTCCAAGCTATCTGTTGACTTATCCTTTTCTCTGTGCTTTAAATAACCTCTATTAGACTGTTGTATTTTTGCAAATGCTATCAATGCAGAAAAAGCTACAAGTCTATCCACGTTAAGTCCAGGATAATATTGTCTCATTTCTATTAGTAACATTTTATCTGGTATTCTTGACACTCCTAGCGTTTGTCCTATGACTTCTCCATTAACATCTAGATCTTCATCTATAACTTCTCTTATATATTCTATAGCATAAGATATTAAGTGACTTTTAAATAATGTTCCAGTATTTTTCCAACCATATTCTTGGAATACATTTTTATTTGATCCTAGATCTTTTAAAAATAAAATTTGTTGTTTTGGTACAAGATATTTTTGTTTCTTTCTAGCTATCATATGCTGAATAAATAATGATATATTGTTCTCAACTATAGTCCATGCTTTATACCATTCTATTATAAGTTCTAATTGTTCATGTGTTTTATTTATATCATCATATCTACCACACCAAGATGCTACTATCTTATCTTTTTCTATAAATGTTTCAGGTCCATCTGGTGTATTTCTTGTAACCTCAACAGCATTCTTATAAACAAATATACTACATAAAGAATCTGATGTTGTTGTTTTACCTTCTGATACAGGGTCAATAGATGCATAATACATCATAAACTTTGGATTCTTTACAGGTCTTTCCCATACAACTATAGATCCAGATTTATCTTCTAATTTTTTCTTAACAGGAAAAGTAGTTATAGGTAATTTATTTGTTTTACTGGCTTTTATACCATCTTGATCACGTTCTAATTTAATAAACTCATATGCATATTTCTTTTCTTCTATACTCCTTATTTGTTTTTCTAATATACTTTGTGGAAATATAGCTTCTTTTCTATATGCAAAAGCTTCTGCAATGTTTATTGGTTTTTGTGATATACGTAATTGATATTGCTCTGGTGCTAAATCTTTTTTCCATTCATTTCTTTCTTCAATAATAGCTGCTAAAGCTTTTTCTATCATAGAATTACCGTATTTATCAATAAAAGGAGGCATAGACCATTGTTCAGGTATAAATAGACCTGCAATACCAATAGTGCCTTTATCATCCATTAGATCCGTTTCTACAGCATATATATCATTTGCTTGTGGATTAAGTATCATTTCTTTTAATGGATTACATTGATCAAGATCACCCACTGATCCTGCAGCTATAAACATACCTGTAGTTATCATACCTGAAGACATTGCTGGTCTAATATACTCATATGTTTGATCCATCTTAGGAGCAATACCAGCTTCCTCATGAAAAAAGTAAGTACATGGTCCACCTACACCTGTTGTAGCATTCTTTTCAAAAGAAGCTCCTTGTATTTTAGACATAAGTCCTTTATTAGTTTTTCTGTTGTTTATTCTTACTTCTATTTTTTGTTCCCATAATAATACTTTCTCAGGTGTACAAGGTCTATACCAAGCAGTATGTTCATTAAGAAATGTTTTATACTCATCTAAAAACTTCCAAGAACCTTTATCATTAATATAATCTTTTAATGAAGCTCCCATTTTACATATAGATCCTTCTTCAAACCAAAATTGATTTATAAGTTTAGCCATATGAAAGTATGAAGATGCTATCTGTCTTTTCTTTAAAATAGCCGCATGTTTATAGTTAAGTTCTGCTAGAAGCTCATATATAGCCATATGATATTGTGCGTCTCTTACTTTAGCAAAACCATACTTCTTTTCTTCTTTATCAAATATAGGTAAGAAGTTTAACCACATATAGTAGTCTCTTGTTAGATACCATGTTTCTTTTTTTCCTATATAAATTACACCATGTCTGCACTTTTCCTTTTGATCATTCCAATAGTTTATAAAATCTTTAGATCTAAATGGTTTATCACAATAATATCCCTGCTCATTAAAAATCTTAGCCTCTTTATTAAATAAATAAGCAGTTTTATCAAAATTATATTGACCTGGTTCTTTAAATAAAACTACTACAAACTTTTTAAACTCTTCTTGTGTTTCAAAATTTGTAGTAGTCCACTTATTATCTTTATATGTAGGTATAGATTTATACATCTTCTATAGCCCAAATATCTTGTTGCTTTAATAGAATATGCTCATCTCCCATATGAGATACTTTTACAGGTTGAATAAATTGATTAAATAGAACAACTTCACCTTCATGAATGCCTTTAACATCATCTCCAACTGCTATAACTGTTCCTTTATCTTCTGACTCTTGTGCTGCTTCTGGTATATAAATACCACCACTTGTTTTTTCTTCAGCTTTGTGTCTTATAATTAGGAGCCTATCTCCTACTGGTCTTATACTTTTCATAGTTTTAAATTTATAATTGATCATATGCTAACCCTTGCCCACCGCGGACAGAGCTTTTCTGTTCATCTTTCATGTCATTATACGCTCCTTTAAATGATTGTCTTATTTGGTCAAATTTAGCAGCAGTATTAACTAAAGATGTTAAATTACCATCTCTTCCATGTTCTATAGATGTAGTCTCCATATATCTTGCTAGTCTATCTAACATTGTTTTAATACCTTTATAGGCTCTATATGTAGGTGTTTGATATAGTTCTTTACAAGTATCTAAACCATGCCTTATTGCACCATCTTCTGGTGAATCCTCTAAACCTATTTCTTCTATAATCATATCTTCTTTCTCATGTTCAGGCATATTAAAAAATGGATTCATATCAGGATCTGGACATGTCATATAAAATATATACTGATATATAGATAAATAAGTTTTAGGGTATTTATCCATAATAGTCTTTAGAGACTTTAATGTATAGCAATGTTCTGTTGGAACTACCTTGCCATTTTGTATGTCAAATAATTTTATTAGCATTGTGGATTATCTTTTAGCCATTTAATTATACTTTGCACTTCATCTTTTAAATACTTTAATGTATATATTTTAATATCTTCTATTATAGGTTCACCTTGCTCATTCTTTTCTGTAATAGGATACCCATGTTTATTATCACCTATCTTTTTAAACTTTACATGTTGTATTTGTAATTTACCTATCTTTAGTTTAGGATTATGCTTTTTTATTATGTAAGCATATAAGCTTAACTGCAAATTATAATGATTAAGATTACAATCATCTAAATGGCTTACAGGATTATACATTTTAGATGTTATACCTTCCCAATTAGTAAATCCTTTTTCTTTAATTTCTTTATTAGTTTTATAATCAATAATATGTATTTGATTATTAACTATAGTTACTAAATCAGCTTGACCACATATACCTAAAGATTTAAGATAAACAAAATGTTCTGGATATACACCGTCAGAAACTTTTTGATCTGGTGCAATCTTAGTGCCACTACCATCTACTATAGGTCTAACAATAGGAACAACTACCCCATCTCTTTCTATAGTTTTAAACTCACATAAATTTTTTTCTCTTTGATCATGATACCAGTTACCAAGTTCAATAGCTCTTTGAGATTCACCATCCCAAGCTGCTAGTATTTCTTTTGGTGTCATACCATGCCATTTAGATCTTTTATTTTTAGATGATTTTTTTGCTTGTGCTTCAGCATTAAACTTGGGTTTAAATAAACCAACAAAAGATGTAACACTAGTCCATTTAATTGCATCTTTTGAAAGATCTTCATTTAAACTTTCATATATATGACCATCCTCTTTAAATATTACTGTCATTTTCTCTAAGTTTTAAATTTTTACTCATTTGTTTTATTTTTTCATCATGCTCCTTTTTCTCATCAATAACTATTTGTTGTTTAAGTATATTTTCTATATTACTAGGCATTACTGCTGGCCATCTACCTTTAGGGCATGATGATGATAATGCCCTTAACTTTAAACTTAAACTACATCCACAATCAGAACAGCAAGGTTGTGTTCCATTAACTGCACATGCTTTACCTACCTTATCTAAAAAAGGACAAATCTTACATTCTTGCCATCTTAATTTAGCTACAGCTTCAACATCCTCTTTCTTAAATATTTTATTTCTTACACCTTCAGAAATTTGTTTAAGGTTTCCTAATGCACCAATTAACTTACTTATTCTCATTTTTAAAATATTTTTTCTTCTCTATATTATTATTTATTTTAGTTAAAGCTTCCTCCATTTGTTCTAACTTAAATTTTACTGCTACAGATTTTTCATAACCTTTATATGTAGTCTTTTGTAAATTACCTAAAATATCTTTATTTCTTTTTATTGCTTTTTCTAGTTTATTTTTACGTAAAGTAAATGTACCTAAATTAGGCAATGATATTTTGTTAGATGTTAAATTAGATAAATTGTTTCTAAATCTCTCATAAAAAAAATATACTAAATCTGCAACCACATCTTTATGGACATCTGCTTTTTCTGCTACCTCTTTATAAAATTGTTTACTTTTCTTAGGATTCAAAACTTAATATTTTATAATCCAACAAAATTGTATCTTCAGTTTGTATATTCATTACAGGATTTATCTTTATAATCTTTTTATTTTTTCCTTCCTTAACTATCAACTCTTTTTTTTCTGCTTTTGATAAAGCATTTCTACAGGATTGTGAGCTTTTAAATATACCTGAATTAGATATTAATTCACAAAATTTAGTTAACTCAATAGAATCAAGCTTAGATAATTCTAATAAACAGTTTAAATCAGATAAGCTTATTTGTATATTATTCATAAAGCAATAAGTAAGGATTTGATATTTTATTACCATATCCTTACTCATTCTTACTTTCTTATCTACTTTATTAACTACAGCCATGAAGTAACTATATCTTTACTATCTAATAATGTATATGTAAAATTATTATTCCATGTATCTCTAGCTTTTCTACATATTTTCATAAATAATTTCCAATCATCATTAGAAGCAATCACTTGACAACCTGCTGACCACTTATCTACTTGACTAGATTTTTTACCAGCATATTTAGTTGCTCTATGAATGTTAATACCAAAAAGCCCTGTTTGCGTATTATTATCATTTAGATCATAATTATTATCCCTATTATTATCTCTATAAACTGTCATAGGATTTTGCTGACCAAGAGCTTCATATCTACCTTGATGTTTTCTAATTTTATGACTATGTCTATATTGACCTGGTTTTAGTACAGCAACACCTTCTTTTCTCATTATGTTTTCAACCCAATGAGTACCTGGATCTGTTGTACAATCAAATGTATGAAATTTCCATTTGCCATTTTCTTTATAAGATAAAGTCATTAAATCATCAAATCTATTTGTAACTTTAAAACCTGTTGAAGAGTTTCTGATCCCAATTACGTTGAGATTATAGTCACCTTTAACAAAGTATCTATATCCCTTTTGTTTCATAGTCTCTTCTATTTGATCTCTGGTATATATCATGATTCTGTGCGTTTTAAAGTTCTTTTCATATCTTTTTTAATATCTTCTGCCATTTTTTTTCCTGATCTTGCAGCAGCTTCAACAGAACTAAGATCTGGTTGCATAGATGGTTTACTTTCAGGTGCAGGAGGCATATCATCATTAGCTGGACCTGCCATACTTTGAGCAATAAACATCTGAGCTTGCAGTCTTTCAGCACGCGTTTTTTCTATATCTTTCAATAGAGTTTCATATTCTAATTGAGTCTTAAGAGATGGAATTGTACTCTTGTAGTAAGAGTGTATCTCTTTTCTTTTCTTTTCCATTTCAGCCTGAGACATTTCTGCAGGATTTGGAATTTTGGTTTCTTTTGCCATGTTAAAAAATTTTAATTAATAATGGCAAATATAAATAAATTAAATTTAAATCAAAAAAGTTTAAGATATTTTTTATTTACCTTTAATTTTCTCAATTGAGCTTATACCAAAGCTTCCTAATGTAACAATAACAAATGAATTATATATAACTTCATTGATAACTAGCTCCATACCACACCATCCTGTAATTAAATCACATATAGCAAATATTACCATTAAAACAAATGATGCAAAGCCAACTATAGCTTTTTCATTTATATCATTTTCATCTTTAAATAGTTTCCACATAACTTAACATTTCCATTTTTTTCTTGCAAGACATGCTCTTTTCTTAGGAGTTTTCCTACAATCTATATTAAACTTTTTAATCTGACCTAAATTCCTTGCACAGAAAGATCTTTTACGTGGTCCTCCTCCTGGTTGAGGTGGTTTTAAATTAGATCCTGTTTTACGGTTGATCATTTTACGGCCTTTAGCTGTAAGACCTCCTGATTTACTTTTACAACCATTTTTAATTGTACAGCCTGCCATACCACCTTTTTTGAATGATTCATACATTCCTGGTACTTTTCTTTCTCTATCATCATATATTGGTGCAACATCTGTGCCTGCTAATATTTGACTCATTTTATTTCTTTTTATTTTTTTTCCAACTAATTCTTTTTTTACTGGTTTTTTTTCTAGCTGCAGAAGTACATTGTGCTTTAGTAGGTCTACAAGCAGGATACGGTCTTTTAGATCCTGTTCTAGACTTTCTTCCACAAGGTTTACCAGTCTTACAATCTATCCAACCTTTACCCTGGTTCCTACTAAACCATTTACGTAAACCTTCTTTAGCCATTATTTTTTCTTTTTCTTCTTTTTAGAATTACCCCAATTAGCAGCTCCTACCTTTCTACACTTTACTAAAGCTCCTGATCCATAAGCAGATGGCCAAGTACCTCCATTTCTAGTATATCTTGCTTTTACTTTATGGTAACATGCATCTTTCTTACTGCCACCTTTTTTATATTGTTTGTCTTCATTTACTTTTTTTAATACTGACATCTTACTTTTTTTTATGTTTTTTTCTAATTGCTTCTTTTCCTTTTTTAAATATACTTACTACTTGTGTCTTACCCATAACCTTTGCCCTCTGTTCACCAACAGTAAGTATTTGTATTTTTCTTGCATAAGGTTTACTGATTTTTTTAACCTTAGCAACAGTTGCTCTAGCATCAGCTGGTGTAGCAAACTTTATACTAACAGTATCTTTTGGATTCTCATCAGTATATAATCTTCTACCACTGCCTTTTGGTTTTTTACCAGTCCCCTTTTTAGGATCTTTTCTCTTAGCCATTACTTTTTATGTACCTTCTGTATTTTAAATTTAGCAACAAGTGATCCACCTTTATGTGGTTTAAACTTGCCTGTATGCTTCATTAATTTATATCCTGATCCACTTTTCATCCAATGAAAGCCAGCAGGAGCCTTAACAGACTTCATGCTAGTAGATCCTCCTTTTTTATAAACACTCTTAGGCATTTTAGCATTTGACTTTGTAACTTTTCTTTTATTTAAATGTCCCATAATTAAAACGGTATTGTTATTGTTAAACTCCCTGATCCTTTATTTATATTTAAACTTCCCCATATACACATTCCATATCTACAAAAACCCCTTGATGGTGGATTTGTACATTGACAGTTAGGTAGATTTAATCTAGGATCACCAGTTCCACCTACTTGTTCTGTAAATTTAATTTGTGCAGCTAAAAAACTTCTTAATTCAGCTAGTGTTAATTTATCTTCTTTTAATTGTCTAGCTCCTGCCTCCCCTCTCCTTCTTGCTATAGTATTAAATATAAATTCAGATGTATCTATAAGCGTATCACTATCTACAATTATTTCATGATATGTTCTTACTTTTTCATTCATTTTAAAAAGTTTTACGTTTGCCACCGTCATATTCTACGGCATAACCTTCCTTTACAAGACAATCATTTACACAAACTTTAGTTATTGTGTCTTTGCCTGCTATTTTATCTATATGTAATCTACCAAGAACTCTGCCGTATTTACCTAGTTCTTGTGATTCTAATTCAAAACAATTAGCTGCACCATCTAACATATCTATTAGTCTTTCTTTTGCAGCCAAACCTAGTTTCTTTTCAACTTTATTTCTAGTTCTAGACTCTGGTGCATTAATACCAGCAAGTCTAATCCTTTTTTTAACGTGTACACCAAAACCTAGATCTATCATTGCATCTATTGTATCACCATCAACTACCTTTACACACTTTGCATTATAGTTATACATTATTAAATATTTTATTTTTAATCTTAAGCAACTCTGCACATTTTTCATATTCTTCTAAATCTTCATAATAATATATTGTATCATTATAAACATCTTCATCTGGCTCATCACTTGGATTATATATCATAATTGCTTTTAAGCCATACTTATCATTTACATCTAAAAGATCCTCAAATGAAGCTTTTTTTGTTAGAACTAAATAAGAGTTTTCAAACGCTTGTTCTACAATATGATTTTCATATTCTATTTTTTCTTCAAGACTCATCTTTTCAGATGATTCTTCATTAAAAGGATCTTTTGACATAATTTTAAGTATTTAAGCTTTTACATTCCTCTTCTTCTCTTCATGGAAGACGAACCTTTAAATCTTGCAGCTTCCATTCTTGGATCTGGATTTCCCATATGTGAACCTCCATACATGTAGGACATTCCTTTAGGCTTCTTAGATTTACTATTATAGGAACCTCCTCCACCGTAGGACATTCCTGCTTCTCGCATTCTTCTTGGCATAATTTTAAATTTTAATTGTTAATAAATAGTTACATCATGTTTCTTCTGTACATTCTGTCTCTTTTTCTATCCATACGTCTATCACGTCTTGCTTGCTGTCTCTCTGATCTAGCATTAATTCTACCCATCTTTCTAGCTTGTCTGTCCATACGTCTATCCATTCTTCTTTCTTGTCTATTTTCTCTTCTATCCGCTCTACGTGCTTGTCTTTCTTCTCTCCTATCAGCTCTTCTAGCTTGTCTCATCTCTCTCATTAGATCACGACCTTCTTTTCTAGCCGCTCTACGCATAAACCTATCTCCTATTCTAGTTAAAGCTGGATCTGGCCCCATCATTCCAGGTGCCATATAGTTAAATCCCATAGTTCCTGGTCCTGACATTCCCATCATATTATATCCTGGTCTTGCAAAAGATGTTTGCATTGGACTTGGATTAGGCATCATATTTCCGCTACCATACATGCCTGCACCAACAGCAGAGCTTAAGTCTCCAGTAACTTGATAATTTTGCATTCCTGTATCAACCGCATCTGGATCTAGACCTGCATCTATTAATTCATCTCTAATTTCTCCCATATCTTGATACGAAGCCAATCTTCTTTTAGTTCCGCCTGCTCTCATTCTTCTTCTACCTAAATTTTCCTCCCTACCCATATACATACCATCCGCTATAGAACCGCCCCCTGGATATCTTCCTCCACGCCTCTTATAACCCATTTTATTTCTGACCTTAGTGGGTAATGATCTTAACCCATTAAATTTTTTACCGCTTGGTACTGCTTTAAGTGCCATAATTTTTATTTTAAAATTAGTATTTCATTTTTGAGTTGCCCTTCTGTAAAGGATCCCCTCACTATTTAATATACAAAAACTCCCCCGGTAATGCAAAAATAATGTGTTTAAGGTTCTAATGGGGTTTATGTTTTTGGCTCCCCCAATAAAATCCGGCAGTGTACTACCCCCTGGTTGTATGCTGACCAACATATATAAATCTTAAATAAATTTAAAATTAATAGCTTATGGCAACAACCAAAATTAAGAACCACGGTTCTCAAATATTAGTAACAGACTCTAATGTAGTTAGAGATGTGCAAGGTAATAAAAAGTGTAATGAAGAGTTTCCTTTTCTAAAAGATGTACCAATGTTTAACATTGATCCAGACGGCAAAGTTGGCATCCTTCCATTAAAGAAAGGAACCAAAATGGCCGAAGTATTTCTTGGCTTACCTCCAGGTACAAGAGTACCTGTTGAGTTAACCAAGAAAGAAATAGAAGGTGCAGATGGTAAAATCTATTACCGTGCAAGATTAATCTCTTCATACTTTACAGCAATAAAAGCAAAGGCAGATAAATAAATCTGCTTTTTGCTTTAGCTTGTCTTACGGAAGCTACGGTAACATGGAACTTACTGTAGCTTTTTACCTGCTTATATAGCAATCCAGGTCCTGAACTTAACAAGAACAGTTGTACCTGCAACTATACAGCAACTTTTTTATCTTTTTGCTCCCAAAATAATTTTTGCACAGCAAAAAGTTGTGTGTGTTAGTGTGTAAAGATGAGGTATACAATACCACATTTTACCACTTAACACCACATGACCTAACGGAATGAACCGTATTAAATAATATAGCTATAATAACTAAAAACCACAGCAGTGTTAGATCATAAGGTTTGAAGCCCTTGTTATTATAGTCTTATGTTCTCTCTCTATAGGATAATAGAGATAGTAACCGGGGTATTTGTTTGAATTTTACCCGTCATCAATATAATTCAAACCAAGGCAAGTGATGTGCCTTCATTACTTGTTGGGAATAGGTATTACAAGAGCTGAGCATCTCTTTAAACTGTCCAATTCAATTAAATAGATAGCATTCAATTTATGTATATAACGCATAATGAAGCAGGATGTTATTAAATTAAGAAGCCGCCAAAGTCTTATAGGTAACTTAATTGAATATTTAATATAATAGAGGTAGCTCGTAACTAAGTTACCTCTATTTAATCTAACAGAGTAAACTGTTTAAATCAACTTAATAGAATTATAAACACACTAAATTAAATAATATGAAAGTATTTGGATTTAACCGTAATGGCTTCTTATATATAGATAATGGTAAGAGCCTTATCTGGCAGCAAGTTACATCTAGTGAATCAGAGATGTTAAATAGATACTCTAGTATTCAAGAGTATGA